CTTAGCTCGTCCCGCCGGGACGTTTGGTGGTTAATTACTGTCTGAATATTTCTGAGATGGCTGGCAGGTCTCAGAAAATCACCGAATATGTGGGATAGCGAGCGAAATGCAAAGGATCTAAAGGTTTGGTCGACCGTGAACTGTTTGATATCGGTTCTTTAATTTAATTTGCATCGGACACGTCTTACTAGTTGAACGTTAACTTATTTCAATTCACAAAAACAAACTAAATATAAAAATTTAAAATTACCCTATGATCGAAAAGATGCGAAGCTCAGCGAGCAAGATCTCATGCCAGGGTGTAGACCTATTAGAAACTAATTTAATTAAAAATATGGTAATTGTAATTATTTTTGCCATAATATTAATTGGCTTCGGCCATCATTTCACAATTAATAATTGTGAGATGTTATTGTATTATTTGTTTGTAACCACTATGTATTTATATGTTGTGATTCTTTTAAAATTTAAATCCAATTTAACACAGGATTTATTTGTCACATCTGGTTTCATCACCATTCTAATATTATATTTGATTGATCAAATTAATATGTTTATAGCTATTTTGCTATTTAAAACCGTCTTGATCTGTTTATTAATCTACGACGCATTGTTCAAACAACCAAGACACCCCAAAGGGTGCGTTGGTATGTGGGCGCAACAGGTCAGGGCACTGGTAGGGGCCGGCTCAATAATGCCGGCGCAAACCGTAGAGGCGGACCAGTTGGAAATTTTCCTCCTGGTGATCCCCGTCATGTTAATCCGGCTTTGGCGTTAGCTATCGCAAACCGATTAGGTGATTATGGTCCTGGTAATATTGTAGCACAATTACCAGAAGATCACCTGGACGACTTACCAGAGTGGACACACCAATGGAAGAAAATTGTGTGTGAATTCATTCATAGTGATTTTCCTAAGGTAAAATGTTTATTCCACCTGGAAGAATTAGATTCATACGGCGTGGACAGCATGTTGATGAATCCCCTAGGAACGCCCTTTTGTGGCATCACTGCTATAGATTTAGCAGTCGGAATTTTGCCCAAGCCGGATGTGTATTTGAAAAGAGCTAAGTATTTGGAAAGTCCTTTTAAATTAGGTACTAGTACAAACTTGGCGAAACATGCTTTTAACAGAGGAGTCAATTTGCGAATTATTATACCTTATGGTAATGAGATACCCACTGAATATTACGATTATTGTAATGATCAATCGTGGCGGTGGGTTATATTAGTTGTTAAGGATAACAATGGTAACAAATTAATGGCTGTACCTGACCAAAACTCAGTTAACCACGCTTTTTTAGTATTAGATGAAAAAAGCACTTATGAGCAAAATGACATTGTCACTATAAATTTCGAACCCGACATTAATGATCTATGGTTCTTAATTTTTGAGTTAGCAGCGTCGTTTTTTGCTACTAGTCTTTTTAGTTATTGCCTGATTTACGCTTGTAGCGAGACATCAGGACTTTTCATCTTTTTCACTATTTGTGTGTCAGTAATCACTGGCAATATTGATGGTGCAGTATCAACTGAAACAGTTGAAAGGTGCACTTTCATTGTTGGTGTCATTTCCAGTATATTACCTATTTTAGATGAACTGCTTTTTCTATATTTCAATTTTTCCAAGATATTTTTATTTCGTAAGGAGTATAAATTCATTGAATATAGGTATAACCCATCTAATCATGATAGGAGAAATATTAGGGAGAGAAGAGATTTAATTGAGAGTCAGGACTATTATGCAGTCTTAGAACTGCGCCCGGTATTCAGAATATTCGGGTTTAACATCATAGAACTAGATAATCCATACGTATGTATGGTTTTCGGGTTTGAACCTAAGGAAGAGGTTATAATATCAGTTAACCGCACAAACCAA